CTGTCGCAGGCCTGGGTCGGGCGCGGCGCCTCTGCACCCGAGGATGACCCCGGGCTCGACGCCACAGAGGCCCTCGCGATTGCTTGGAGCGAGGGCCCCGTCGCAGGCAACGCGGCCGCCATGGCGATGGACGGAGGCGAACAACTTATTCTTCCGCAAGGCGCTAAACTAATATATGAAGAAAGACAAAAAATAATAAATAATTCTAAGATTTTAGAAATCAAGCTATACCGCGATCGAGTTAAAAAACAAGCCATAAATAGCAAAAGAGAAAAATGGGCAAATGATACTTCATATGAGGAGCCATCTTATTTGGTTTCTAAATGGGATCCCTCTGTAGACGTCCCCGGTGACTCTATTAAACAAGGTCTTGTTAAGATCGAAGGGCTAATGGGCTCCACAAATGAGACGCCCTTTTATGAATTCTGTGATAAAAACATAGCAGATCTGGCCACAGGACAGTACCAATATAGACTAGAAGTCGTTTTTGAAGATGCTTCATACTCATATTTAAGTGATCTTTTGAGAGAGATTGTACAAGTTAAGGGTCTTCTAACAGAGTATTATCAGTTTGCTGCAGGTAACTATAATAAGGGAAACATAAATCTCGTCAAGGTGACGAAGGTGGGGGATGTAGGAGCTGAGAGGCTAAAAAAAGATTGGAGGCCCTACTATGATAATAAATCGAATGCTTTCGCAGGACAGTTTATGATAGATCTAGAATCTAATAGTAGACTCAAAATAATGACTGAAGATACGACCCCCATTATTACTATGCTGAAAAAAGTAAAATATATTTTTGGCCTCTCAAGTATAGCCGATGTGGGAACAATAACAAATCTTATTAGCCCAGTAAACGGAAATCCGCAAGGTATTAATTTTGTTATTAGTTTTACTGAGACAGTGATAAAAAAACTTGAAGATTTGCTTGATGTAACAAAACTTAACAAAACAGGATCCGAGCTAGCTAGTAAAACTCTAGCTAATGGCTATAATTATAATAATTTTTATGATGTTACTGTCTCTCCTACAGATAATTTAATTCACGAAGAGCACACTTTTTACAATTTGTTTGAGGGCTCTTCAAACAAGGATATATATGTTGAGTATCTTAAAATTAAAGAAGATTGGTCCTCAGGTACTATTTCATCCCCCGCCCTAGGTGACCCCAATCGGCCGACTGGCTTAAGAAAAGTTAGTGTTGACGAATATATAACCAGGTGCGTACTAGAAACAGCAAAGTTTTATGGTGGTACCGTCGCCACCTCCCAATTGGGAGGTGGCGCAGGCGGCCTGTGGGCAAAGTTCGCGACGCCGAGCGCGAACTTTGCCACTGCCTTCGCAGCGCTCGGCCTGCCATCCGACCCCGCCCCGTCGCTGGCGACCATGGGGTGTTCCTTTTTGGCTCCTTCAATAATAGAAATTTCGGACTCTCTCTCGGGCGTTGAAAAAAACCCAGATTTTGTATATCACGTATTTACCAAGCTCGCGTCCTCGCTTATCAAAAATGGCAACGATAACTTAGTCACGACTTCGGAGTTCGGGGATATAGGGTCCAGCGAGCAGCTGTTGATAGCAGCTATAAATCACGCGATAAACAAGGAAACAAATCCTCATGCTGATTTGTTGGACTCCATAACTCTGGGCCCACACAACTGGCAAACAAGCCAGAAGGCCGCGGCCCGCAATAAACTTAAGGTAAGAGAGGCTTACAAAAATATTTTTAAAAATTTTGGAATGCAGATACATTCGCCTTCAAATTTTGCAAAATTTTATAACTATGATTTTTCAAAGCGTCCTGGCGTCATCGGTCCCGATGAGCCAGATGCAGAAGAATATCATACTGAAAGCAGTGACCCGGGTCTGCATATAAAGAGCGATTATTCAGACGGCACCGTCGACACTTCCGTGTGGTTCCGTGAACTCCTTTCCAACCCGAACATAAAAGACTTTATAAAATATTCGGAGAAGAAAACTATTGTTCCTGATTCTGATTATACAGCTACCCTATTACCAAATATTATAGTGTTTTTAACCGCGGGGTGGTCCGGCGTCGCCGGAGCGTATTTGAAAGATACTTTTAAGGACAACCTAGGTATAGGCCTTGAATATGAATCGGGTCTTTCAATGACCGGTAACGAACTCACTGCAGAAAATGCAGGTTTTAGATTCGTGAATATAGATCTATTAGCGGGGATAGAGGTATATGATCCATATAGCGCCGTCACCGCCAGTCTCCCGGGCTTCGGCTCGGCAACAAAGTCCCGCATAGCAAAAGACGATGGAACTTCTTGGAGACCGATAACTAAAGAAGACATAACCAATATACAACAACAATCCGGAGGAGACTGGGGTACTAGCGGCCTAGGCACCACGACAGCTTTAAAACTGCTTTGTCGTATTAAATTGTTTGAAGAAGCTAGAACTTCTGGATTGCACCTACCGATGTTAGATAAATATTTTATTATAACTAACTAAAGACTGATAAGAAGAGGTAAATTATGGCAGAAGATTATGAAATAGTTGGAAAAAGAAAAAGAGTAATAGATGAATCGGCATTTTTCAATGCTAAAAGAACAAATTCTGATTTTACAATATTACACCAATCTTTAGGAGAAAACGTCCACCACGGAACATATTTCAACTCTTCTACAGCTGTCGACAAGGTGCGTGTCGTCACTGCAAGAATTTGGGACTATCACCAGGACTCTGCACAACCCTTTAATAATTATTTTGACAAATTCAAATCTTTTGGCGATCAGCCAATTGAATTTCATCCTCCTTTAAATGGATCCACCGATGGGTCCAGCGATTCAGACCAAGAAGGCTGCAGCGCCCCATGGGAAGATTCTGAAAACCCTTTAATATTACATCAAACAGTTGTTATAAAATCTAAACCCGTTACACTAGAATCAGGCGCAGTTAATGCCAACACCATGATGCTTAATTGGCTAGCTTACGTGAAAGCCGGCCTCCAGGGAATTCCAAGTTCAGGCACTGGGTATGCCCCCGTTATTAAAGCTGATTATTATTTTCATGATCATTATCATTCTACGTTTATACCGTTCACTCCTCTGGAGTTAGAAAAGAAACAACCTGCCGGCAAGGCTTATTACGCTGATTATAAGACATATTACAATGAAAGATTAGACAGCAAACCATTTGAAAGCGCGTTGGCCAGTCGACCTAACATAAATAACTCCATCCCCAGTATATATGGTTTTTTGCGCCTTGTAAAAAATGATTTACTGTTGGAAGATGGGAATTTTGAATTAACCAAACTGTTAGAATATATGAATGCATGGAGAACACCTTCGGGACAGGCGACAAAACCCATGGGATCGAAGAGCACGAAGAATCGGACTAAAAAAAATGTATATCAGACTCTGTTCCAGAAATATCCTCTAGAAACTGCAATTCTTTTATATGGCGCCATAAGCATGTATTCAACAGAACAACTAAACAACGATACAAACCGAGTTAATAACCAGATACTAGAAAAAATTATTAGTCTTGATTTTTCCAAACATGACGCTAGCGCACTATTTGAAGACTATTTTGATACTTTTTCTGCAATGATTACAGGCAACTCAGGCAACGAGGGGGCTGGATATTCATGGATCCATGGAGCGTCGGTCGCCCGTCGATATAGCAAAATCCAAGCTTTAGAAAGAATAATGAGCAAGATTGCTTTTAGTCCTAATTTCATTCCGATTATGGATAAGGTTGATCAATATAAAAAATATTTTCCTTATTATGTTGATCTACAATTTACAGCAAAGAGGCTCACAAGTATAGGCGATTTAATGAAGGATCTTTTTTTGACGAGATATCTGTCCTATAAGGCCATGGCTTCTAAATGGAACCCCGCAGATCCACATCCATATCGGTATGGAATTCAAGATGACTGGAACCCGGGCGGATCCTACCCGGACCATTGGGATGAAGTCCCTGATCTGGGGCCGCCCAAAAAATTTATAGAATATTCAGAAGAAAAAATATACAAAGACATAAAGCATGCTGAGCTGGATTATGATGAACATGTGTTAACTGAGCCAAATGTAAAAAAGACGCTTGATTTACAAAGAACTATGGGCAACTTTATTGACAACTCGAAGGCCTGGGCCAGCTGGCAAGCCGCCGGCCCCGATGCTTTGTGGCCACACAAAGATGCCGACTACCCGTCCACCTCCGATGACGAATTTTACGGAGATGTTAGAAATTACGTAACTTTTGTACGAGATGATTTTAAAGATCCAGTTAAATTAATTAGTGATGAGAATACTGTATTTAGAACACTGTGCGGCGCCGCTTTCTATGCCAAGATTCTTAAGATTTATAAAAACAATAGAAGAAGCTATTTTGATATTCTAAAAGGTAAGCCGGCATATACTGAGGACGTATTTTATAAAATTGTAAAATACAAAAAAGATCGAACAGAGGGCGCCGAATGGACAGTGTTGCAAGAAATTTTAATTCCGAACACATCAGAATTAGACATAGCTAGATATGTGGATACACAACTAAAATATTCTGATCAGGCAACATACAAATACGATGTTTATACTCTTCGTGCTGTATTCGGAAGTAAATATAAATATCGTTGGGGTAGCCAGACTACTGCCGATGGCGCCCCGGGGTTTGATTATGAAGACGTCCACCAAAATTATGGTATGTCAATCTATTCAGAGGCCGGCGCTCTTCCCCCGGCCCCTGCGCCCGGGCAGGGATTTGACTTCGCCCCGTATTTCACCGGCCTCACAATCACCGAGAATTCTAGTAATGAAACATTTAATTTTATAGCTAAATTTCTTGTTACTGTAGAACCATCAATCCAAATAATTGAAGATAAGTTGTTTTCAACTCCAGAAGTTTATATAATGGATAAGCCCCCTATGCCTCCTGATGTTAATATCGTACCCTATCGGGCTGTGAGCGATAAATTAAAATTTATTTTTACCGGAACGTCTGGTAGAATGAAGGAAAAACCAATTTTAATTCTTAATAGTGATAAAGAGAAATTTGATTTGGTAAAGAAATCACAATTAGTTTTCCCATTGGCCGGCACTGATGACAACCTCGATGCTCCGGTGGAGTTCGCTAACGATGATCCGGTTACTAGATTTCAGATATTCAGGACACGCAATAAACCTAGTTCCTTCCAAGACTTTGAATTATATAAAGATTTTATACCAGCAGTTTTTGAAGAAACTATATTACCAAATACTAAATATTACTATACATTTAGAGCAATTGACGACCACAACCATATATCAAATCCATCGCCTATTTATGAGGTAGAGCTTATAGATGAAAAAGGAGCAGTCAAGCCTCTTATAAATCTTTTCAATTTTGAGCCCAGCTGGCCAAAGACTTATATGAGAGAGTGTCAAAAATATATATATATTAAACCAAATTTAAAACAATTATATTTTTCTGAAGATGAAGAGGTAGATGGAATATTTTCTACACAGAATAAAAAGAAAAGATATAAGTTGAGATTGGTGTCAAAAGGGACTGGAAAGAAGATAGATATTAATTTTTCGTATGAGAAAAAAATTGATGAAGATCAATAATGATAACAACAAGCTTGTTTAAAAAACAAAACAAGAAAATAAAAACATTCATAACTATTTAATAGAGAAAAGGAGTATAACAAATGGCTTTTTTGGATAATTCAGGAGATATTATTCTTGACGCTGTACTAACAGACACTGGTCGCTTAAGATTAGCTCAGGGCGATGGTAGTTTTAAGATCGCAAAGTTTGCGTTAGGCGACGATGAAATAAATTATGGTTTGTATAACAAAAATCATGCTAGCGGTAGTGCATACTACGATCTAGAGATATTGCAAACGCCGATATTAGAGGCGTTTACTAATAACTCAGGCCAAATTAAATCAAAGTTGATGACAATGAATAGGACTAATGTGCTATACATGCCGACTTTAAGACTAAATCAAGTACATGCAAACGCCACTGGCGGCGCCCAGAAGGCTTCTTCAAAATTTTTCAGGCGCATGGGCAAAATGTGGACCAACACCACTACCGGTCAACCCGGGTACACAGGCCAAAGCACGACCGGCACCGGTAATCCCAAGCTAGATAATTCGCCTTCCTTCGAAGGTTTTTATGTTGCAGTTGACGCAGACACTCATTACGCGCTGACGTGGTCCCGCGAAGCGGGCGACACAGGCGCGGGCTTCGCGCTCGATCCGTCCTCGGAAATTGATGGAGTCTTGATGGGGTATGCCCCCTCTGACAGCGATCCCGGCTATAAAGTTGACGCCACAACTATGATTCGTGTGGATCAGGGTTTGAATACAGTCCAGATAAGCCCACAAATAGGTATGGACTCAGATTTATTGGAAACTGCGTACATTGTTGAGATGGATTATAGACTTGGAAGAGTTAAAGCCACCAAGAATGCGGACATAGCTCCAGTCAATTTTATTGACGATGATAATATTGCAACCTACTATTTGACTGATAATAAGTTTGTAAACCCATATCCTGGCAAAGAGCCCTACCTTGAGACCAGGTCGTCCGCGGACGCCTACACCGCGCACAGGGTTCAGACGCATCAAGGCCCCAGAGGTAGCACTCTGCACTTTAGAATCCAGGCTTCCGCAGAATTACAAAGTTCAACGTATTTGTTCGAACAGCTTGGATTCTCAGAGGCCATCGGCGTAGGTATAGATAGCACAATAACTGGATTACAAAATGGCGACGGCGATTCAGACGCTGGAACAGACGCAGCCGTCAATGGTAAAACAACATACTGGTTAGATACAGCTGTGCGTGTTATCGGAGCAAATACCGGCGCCAGAATCGATATTCCAGTGCGCTTTATAAAAATTCAATAGGATAGAAAATTATGGCTAAAACTTTTAAACCATTGTTGGGAGATGATACAGTAACTACAAGAACTCTTCTTCACGAAGCGATCCCTATTACTGGTACTATAAGCTCCGGAACTTATCAAGCCGGCGGTGCCGGCGGTACCGAATTAAATATTAAGACCTTCTCTCATGGGATGTATCAATCTGTTTACGATTATCCGTATTTAAGCTCTTCAGCGAATCATATTTTTGATGTATCTTATGGATGCAGTTCAAATGCAAGCTCTTCTGCAAACACACAGAATGCAAAAAAATTAAATATCTATAATCAAATGGCTCAAGTTTTGCTGGGATACAATGTCAGCGGCACTATTCGAAAATTTGAATCTGACGGTACCATCGACGGCGCAGGCCAGATTATGAATCATTGCTTCTTTATTAACAATTCTCGTTTGTTGGTTAAAGATGAAATCAAAAAAGGTTCTTATAGACTTAAATTATATACTTCTGGCACCGTAGAAGGAAACGGTACCGCTAGAACTGGACTCATAACACTAGGAGATTATGGTTCTGCAACGGAGTATCGTACATGTCCTGCAGGTGATTATGGGTTGATTTATACTTCCTCCGCAGATACAACTTCGTCAGCGACAAGCACAGCATGTAAGGGTTTGGTTTTTTATCAAGCCGGGATAGTTACTTTAACCTCCTCATTATTCCTAGAGGAATTCGGCGCGCCAGGAGATGAGACCGCCATTGGCGGCTATGGCGGCGCCAATACCGGAATTAATCACGCTCAAACATCTTCTACTATAGATAAACTAGCTAATGGCTTTAGGCACATGGTCAATGATATAGATTTTAATAACACAATAGAACTAAATTCTGCAATATATTTCTGTCGCGTCAATCATAATGAGTACAATTACAGCGCCAACCCGACATATATTTCTGGTAGCAAGATTGTTGTTAAAAATAATGTAAGCGATTTACCGGTGAGCTATATTACCTCTGTTGGGCTCTACTCGCCAGACAACGAGCTTCTAGCTGTAGCTAAATTGTCAGAACCGATTCGAAAAGATCCGAATACTGAATTAACTTTGAGGGTTAGGCTCGATTACTAAGGGGGGCAAGAGATGTCGTCACACACCCCACAGTATGGAACTTTTCATAAGTTTGAAAAATCTGATATATTTCATAACAGGATTAAGACCTATCCAAAAGTTAGTTTTTTAATTTATTCTAGTTCAATTTATTATAATGAAGAGAACCAGAATGCACAAAATTTTCATACACCTAATGGAAAGATTAATTTATATGAACTAAGTACCAATCGTAATTTGGTGTCTTCAAGTACTGATCCACAGATGATATATCCTTTCATTACTAAAAATGGATCTTTTTCGAGCTTTAAGACTGTAAGCACAGATTCATTTAATAATGATTTTGTTTATGGTGAGTCTATAACAGGATCCTATCCACTTCTAGCAGGAATATCTATCGATAGATATGGTACCTCTCTTACTGACGCAAAGAAAAGAGTTGTGTATGCTTTAAAATCCACTTTAGATTATCACACAGTGTTAAGCCCTCATTATGCCTACTCTTCTTCCTTAGGAGATAAAAGCTTACAAAAATTAAATATTATTAGTATTCCGTCTATTTTCTATGGTTCAAGCATAAAGAAGGGTAGTGTAAAATTAAAATATTATCTTACGGGATCATTGTTGGCAGAGGCATCTGATACCAATCGCAACGGCAACCTTTACCAGACTTCCGGTTCTACTACAGGTAGTGTTGTTGGGGTGGTATTATATAATGAGGGCTTTATTATATTAACAGCCAGTGCGGCCCTATCTTCAAGTACAGACTATCATGATCCTATGACAGGAGAGCCGCCGAGCCTTCCCAGCCTCACCAACCCTTCTTGGCATTATTTTGGTGCAACCGGGTCAGCTCAGGGACTTTCTGGTTCAAGCTTTAATTTAGAATTTAATGGTTTAGACTATATTAACACCGTTACAATGTTTGCACATGCTAAGGAAGGACAAAATAATTTTTCTAATAATCCGACGTTCTTAACAAGAAGTTTTAGCGTTAAGAATTCTATTTCTAGTTCTGTATATTATCACCAAGATACTCAGGTAAAAATTAAAAATATTGTTTCTAGTAGCTATAAAAACTATAGTGCCAGCTTCCAGCCTGTGACCTATATTTCAAAGATCGGCATATATGACAAGGATAGGAATTTAATTGCCATCGCGGGCCTCGCCAACCCAGTAAGAAAATTAGAAGAAAGAGGCTATACATTTAAACTCAAGCTAGATATATAGTAGAATATACCTTACATGATTTTAGGTTTAGATATAAGCACCAGCATAACAGGTGTCACTGTTTTATCAGAAGATGGCAGTATAGAATATAATTTTGCTATCGATACTAGAAAATATAAAAATTTCTTTGATAAGATAGAGGTTGTAAAGGATAAATTAGAGAAGTTAATTATTGATCCAGAAGCAATATACATAGAACAATCTTTGCAATCTTTTCGTTCTGGGTTTTCGTCAGCCAAAACACTTTCTACTTTGGCGCGCTTTAACGGTGTGGTATCTTGGATCTGCTATGAAATCTGGGGCCTTGAGCCACAATATGTAGCTGCCACCTCTGCTAGAAAACAGTGTGGAATTAGAGTACCTAGGGGCCAAAAGGCAAAAGAGGTTGTTTTAAAATATATTATTGATTCTGTACCAGATGTTCTTATAGAATATACTAAGCATGGAAATCCTAAACCGCAATGTTATGACAAGGCGGATAGTTGGGTCGTCGCAAAGGCTGGTTGGCTGCAGTGTCAGAAACTGAAAAAATAGATATTTTAGAAGAAGTCCTAGGGTCTTTTTATAGAGAAGGCGCAAGTCAACTTTTGTTTGCTTGTCCGAAGTGTGAACACCACAAGAAGAAACTTTCTATCAACGTGGAGAAGGGGCTTTTTAAGTGCTGGGTGTGTGATTGGTCCGGACGAAATTTGTATAGGATCATAAGAAGTTATGGTAATTATCAACAAAAACAAATATGGAGACGCTTCAACCAACAGGTTGAAGTCAATGACTTTGCCGAAAAGCTTTTTGGCGAGACATCCAACCCGGATGTAAAGCATAAAATTGAGTTACCTTGCGGGTTTGTTTCTTTGGCCAACAAATCTTTGCCAACAAGTTCTAAGTACCCTTTGAATTATCTGGAAAGCAGAGGACTAACAAAATCAGATATTCTTAAGTGGAAAATCGGATATACTGCTGATGGAGAATACGCCGGCCGCGTTATCGTTCCGTCCTTTGATTTAGACGGCGATATAAATTACTGTATCGGGAGATCATACAATAATTCTTGGCCCAAATATAAAAACCCGAAAGCTCCGAAAAATATGATTTTTAATCATTTATATACGGACTTTGATGATGATATAACCATCGTCGAGGGGGTGTTCGACGCGATAAAAGCCGGCTATAATTCGATACCTTTGCTCGGTTCTACTCTGACTGAGCAGTCTAGACTTTTTAAGGAAATAGTTCAAAATAGCGCGCCTGTATATTTAGCGCTGGACTCTGATGCAAAAAAGAAAGCTGATAAGATAATTAAACTCTTGTTAAAATACGACGTTGAAATATATAATATTGACGTCAGACCATATGGCGATGTTGGAGAGATGACAAAAAAAGAATTTCAAAGACGCAAAGACTCTGCAGGCATTTTGACATTAGATAACTATTTAATAAATAGAATACAGGATATTTAATTATTATGACTCAAACTGTAGAAGAAGTAGTAAAGAACTTTTTAGATGAAATTGATATTTTAGTCAAGGAATATGGCGATTCGCCTGTGGAGTCGGCTCTTAGTCGTTTACTGGGCCCCGAATTCGATATGGCGCAGCCAATTTCTACATTTGATTTTGGTGACGCTACTGTGGATAAGGTACAGGCTCTTGAAGAACAAGTAGGCGCCTCTAAAAATGTTGTTGGAAGAGTCGCAGGATGGATAAAGGGAATAAAGCCAAAGGGCGGAAAAACACCCGGCCCCCCTAAGGGCGCTGGGACAGGAACTGCAGTGGGCGCCGGCGCAGCATCTTCTGGCATTACCCGCGGCCTCGCCGGCGGCGCCGCCCTCGGTCTTGTCGGCAAATCAATTGATCAAGAAGTTGATCTTGCGGACATTTCTACGACCGATAAACTGGGCATCACAATTAACAGAGGTTCAGCGCCGTATCTTGAAACACTGATAGGGCAAACAAACGCGTTGATACAACAAATAATTGCTTTATTAGGTCAGTCGCAACCGACGATTTCTAAAGGATTGGACGCAATTAATTTAAGTATCGATGATATGATAGCTACTAAAACCGGTGAAACTCCAGAAGACGTCCAAGCTCGCCAAGAGCTGAATCCAAATTCCACCCCTCCAGCTAAATCTAAAAATAAAAAACAAAGAAAAAGATAATATTTATTATTTTTTTATGGTGTCTATCTTTATTTAGAGAAGTGCTTGGAGGTATGTATGAAGTTTGCTCATATAGCAGATACACATATACGTAATTTAAAATATCATAAAGAATATCGTGAAGTGTTTTCACAGCTTTACGAGAGACTTAGAGAAGAAAAACCAGATTATATTATTCATTGTGGCGATATAGCACACACGAAGACTCAGATAAGTCCTGAATTTGTTGATATGTGTTCAGGCTTTTTTAAAAGCTTAGCTGACATTGCTCCGACATATATTATTTTGGGGAATCATGATGGCAATTTGCGTAATTTAAGTCGACAAGATGCTTTAACTCCAATTGTTTCGGCTTTAGATCATTCGAATCTACATTTATTAAAGGACTCCGGAGAGGTTGTTTTAGATGACAAGTTTACTATTAATGTTTTGTCAGTTTTTGATAGAGATAATTGGAAGAACCCAACCAGCTCAGATAGAACTAATATTGCTTTGTATCACGGCTCTGTTAGTGGAGTAAAAACGGATACTGGCTGGACAATGGAACACGGCGAAGATGACATTAATATTTTTAATAATTTTGACTATGGTTTTCTTGGAGATATACACAAAACCAATCAAACCCTCGACAAAGAGGGGAAGATTCGTTATCCTGGCTCGACGGTCCAACAAAATCATGGAGAAACCAACGACAAAGGGTTCTTGATATGGGATATTCTAGATAAAGATAGCTTCACATGTAAGCATCATATTTTAGCAAATCCTAAACCTTTTATAACTGTTAAGCTCACACCTAAGGGTAGGATCCCGAATAAGCTTGCAGTACAAAAAAACGCCAGATTACGGCTAATTTCTGAGAACAACTTACCTTTAGACGTAGCTCGCCGAGCAGTAGACGTCGCAAAGGCGCGCTTTCAACCTGAGGTCGTAACCTATTTAAGTAGGTCTGCCGGTGAAAGAGGGAGCGTCGAAGAACTAACCAGCGGGTTGGTGCAGGAGGACTTACGTGATATTGCCGTACAAGAAGAATTTATTCAAGAATATTTGAATGATTACCAGCCTTCTGACGAGACGCTAAAGAACGTATATGAGATGAACAAGAAATACAATAGTCTTGTTGAAAAAGAAGAAGACGTTCGAAGAAACATTAATTGGAAAATTAAGAGATTAGAATGGGACAACCTCTTTAACTATGGAGAGGGCAATTCAATTGAGTTTTCCAACATGAATGGAGTGGTGGGTATTTTAGGGAAGAATTTTTCCGGAAAGTCAAGTATTATCGATAGTATGCTTTACACAATCTTTAACACGACTTCGAAGAATAGCCGTAAAAACCTTAATCTTATTAATCAAAATGAGGATGAGTGTCGAGGCTATACTGAGGTTGATATCGGTACGAAGACTTATAAAATTGAGAGAACAAGCAAGAAATATAAGAAGAAAATCAAAGGTAAGACCACAGATGAAGCCAAGACGGATGTGGAATTCTCTGTTTATGATCATCTAACTGAGCTAGAGACACCCTTAAATGGCATTACACGAATAGAGACAGACAAAAATATTCGTAAGATCTTTGGAACTATTGATGATTTTCTAACAACTTCAATGGCTAGTCAGCTAGGCTCCTTGTCTTACCTAAACGAGGGATCAACGAGACGGAAAGAGATCCTTGCAAAGTTCTTGGATTTGGAGATTTTTGATCAAAAGTTTAAGTTGGTAAAAGAAGATTCTTCAGATATGAAGGGGGCACTGAAAAAACTCTCTGATAGAGATTACGATTCAGAAATTAAAGAATCTAATTCTGAGCTGGCCGTTGCAGATACAGAGTTGATGTACAGACAGAGAAAACAAGAGGAGCTAGCGCTCGAATCTCAAGACCTACAGACACAGCTTTTAGAAATAGAGAAACAGTTTAGTTCCATCCCAGAAGAAGTTATTGATATTGGACAAGTTATTAAAAAGCTTAAGAAGCTCAAACAAGAAGCTGCCATAGTAGAGGTAAATCTTAAGAAAAAACAAGAGGTGTTAAGCAGTGAAGAAGCATTTTTACAAAAAATTGAAAATTTTATCAATGGATTTGACATTGAAGATGTTAATAGCCAAAAACAAACTGCAGAGGAATATCGACAGAAGATTGATCAGATTGAAACAGAAATTAGTAGCTATGAACAACAAAAGGAAGCCATAGAACATAAGATTGATTTACTTCGTCAAGTTCCCTGCGCGTACAAGTTACAAGAAAAGTGTCATTTTGTAGTTGATGCACGAAGTGCAATTGGTGATGTCAATCGCGTAAAAATAGGCATGAACCAGCTGACATTGAACAAAAAGACGATCGCTGGGAAGTTAACAGAGTTAAACCCTGTAAAGCTAGATGAATACGCTGAAAAATATTATATGATTCAAGAAAAAAAGGTAACAAAAGGTGCGCAGGTATCAGACCTTAAGCTTCAGATCGAAAAAGATAAGATACGTTTAATGCAAATAGAAAGCATCCTCGATGGTCTAAAGGAGAAAGAGCAACTTTATGAACAAAACAAGGAAGCAATTGAAAATTTAGATTCTCTAGAAGAGAAGAAAGAATTCTTAAAGTCACAAATCCAGCTTTTTGATAATAAAACTGAGAACTTTAAACAAGAATTGATGGAGCTATACCGTACTGTTGGTAGTTTGGAACAAAAAAACAAAGATCTAAATAGACAGAGACAAGATTATATTGATCTGCAAGAGGAGTTCACAGCTGCTGATCTTTTTATGAGGTGTATGCATCCAAATGGTATTTCTTACGACATCATCAAGAAACGCTTGCCTATTATCAATGATGAAATATCTAAAATTTTAACAAATATTGTTGATTTTGAAGTGTTTTTTGAGAATGATGAGAAGAAACTTGATATTCTCCTTAAACACCCGAAACATGATGCTCGTCCTATTGAGATGGGATCAGGGGCGGAGAAAACAATTGCTGCCATGGCCATCCGCTTAGCGCTTTTGAATGTCTCGAACCTTCCAAAGGGCGATGTATTTATTTTAGATGAACCTGGCACTGCTTTAGATGCTGAGAATGTGGAAGGCTTTATTCGTATTCTTGATATGATTAAATCTCAGTTTAAAACTGTGATACTTGTTTCCCATTTGGATTCATTAAAAGACATTGTAGACCAGGAAATCTTAATTGAGAAAAATGACGATCGGGCATATGTAAATGAGTAGACTATTTATATATATAGGAGACTTATATTATGGCAAGAGTAACAGCATGGTTGGACAAACATTTAAATCGATTTATATCCCGTAAATTTTTAGCATGGGGCACAGCAACTTATTTGGTTGCAAGCAACTCATTAACAAGTGAGGACTGGGTTGCAGTCACCTTATGTTACATTGGTTCCGAGGCGTTAGTTGATATAGCAGCTAGATGGAAACACGGGAGTTAATTATGAAATTAATTAAAAATAAAAGACGAAGAGACCCTAGATATTTTCTGCATGAGAATAGGGATTATGCCAAGCGCGCCCGGGCCTGGGATGCACCTGAAGGGCTGGAAGATTACGGTACTTTGTTAACGTCAGTTAGCAATGCATATGGGATATTAGCTAAGCGCGGCGGTGCACCGCCGGCATGGCCAAAGGCTATTACTGCAACTATAATTCCGACCCTCGATTCTGAGGAAGCAAGATCGGATAACATGAGTGAGGACGAAATACTTGTTAATGCTGAAAAGATGGTTCCGGCCGGCCCAGGTGCATATACGATGATGGAAACCCCTTTAGCAAAAGAGGCCGTGGCCGGAGAATCAGGGGGTTCCGGAGACGACTACGCTGACGCTTTCCCAGATGATGATGATCTGTAGAGATGGAAATAAGAAAAATAAAAGATGTAATCGTAGCTGCCGGTTTTAACCATGATGATTATCTGGTACAATATGGTCCTGGAGATTATGGCGCCGTCGGAAGAGAAATATTTGATAAAACATATGAAGTAGGAGAAGTTAGCCAATGAAAAAGCTATTTGAAAATTTTAGAAGGTATATTAACGAAGCAGAAGAAAGCCCAGAAGAGATTCTCCGGCACCGCTTCGACCAGGAGGCGTACGATCAGCTTCCTCAAGAACAATGGGCTATCGATTTTGATGCAGCAGAAAAATTAATTGAAAAATATAGTCTTAATTCTGCTAAAGGATCCCAGCATCGATGGGGCCGCGGCAGACCAATAGTAGATTATGATCTTGATTTAGATGACGATGAAATAGTCTATAGTGCGACAATACAAATTGCAACAGTCAAAATATCCGAAAGAAGCTTCGAAGCCGAAGGGGATCTGGAAGAGGAAATTCGAGGTATTATTGACGATGCGCGCCTGGAGAACTTCGACGAAGCCCAATTAAGTAGTATTAATATTATGACGGAGCCTTACAGCGCGATACATATATATTATGTGCCTGTCGCCCCACCATGGCTCAGGGTCGGGTACCAGCCTACCAAACTCACACGCCACGCCCGGCGCGAGATTGAAAAAGCACAAGCATCCTACGACCCGATGAAAAATCTTGAGCTTTTTTTAAAACGAGTTAATTACATAGCTGATGAGTTAGAAAAAATAAAAATAGTTGAAAAGATAACAGATTGGCTAGCTGATCCTTACAATGAGCCGTCCGACGCGTATTCGCAGCAGGAATTACCCTTACCAGAGGTTTAAACATGCTTACTAAAGTTTTTTGGAAAAAAGTCTGGACTTGGCTTAAGCATTATTGGTATTGGCCTGTCATAATAGCGCTATTAATCTTTTCAGTAGTATCTGGCTCTAATTCAAAAAAGAAAGTTTTTGAATTACTTCAAAAACAAAAGGAGAATTATGAAAAAGAAATACAGATCATTAAAGAAGCAGCTGAAGAAACCGATAAGAAAAAAACTGAGATCTTTACGGAACATATAAAAGAAATTGAGAAAATAGAAGAAGAGCACGACATTAAGGTAGAGGAACTTGAAGAAGAAAAGCAAAAAGAGCTTGTTGCTACGATTGAAGAAAACAAAGATAGTCCAGACAAGCTAGCAGAGGAGATAGCTAGAATTCTTAGCGCGGAATTTCTTAAAAAAAAATAGGTAATATATGTTTAAAAAAATATTAGCATGCTTTATATCGGCTTTAATTATTCTGGTTCCATTCGAAGCAAACGCAGAAGAACTTGAAGGCAAGGTCACTTCAATTTCACTAGATGAAAAAGCCCCCTACGCCGGCGTTTTATTAGATCCAATCGCCGCATCAAAAATGATTATAGATCAAAGGTATTTAAGATCTGAAATTGAACTTCAATTGAGGAAAGAGTTTCAACAAGAATTAGCCAACAAAAGATTGGCTTTTGATCTCCTTAAAGTAGAGCATGATTCCCTGCAAAAAGTTCATAAAGAGATTACTTTGCTGAGGGATCAACAGATTAGTGACTTAAACCTACTTTTAAAAGAAGAAATGGGCAATGATTATACTGAATGGTGGATTTTAGGTGGTGTTGCTATTGGCATTGTTTTGTCTGTCACCGTGTTTTACGCTAGCGTCGAAGTAGTAAAATGAAAGAAAAGGATTTGAATTATATTGCCGGATTGGAAAAGGCCATTAAAAAGAAGTATGGCGATGAAGCAATTCAAAACCCTGCCTCGCGATGGGACAAAATGAAAGAAACCGATTATCTAGAACAAGTTAAAGATTTTGTTAAAAAGCAGCAAAATTTCGAGACCTACGTGGAGCCTGAAAATGTTAACGGTGTTTTAATAACTCAAAAACTATTTAATAAAGGTAACAAAATAACATGTTCCGTTTGCGATACAAAGAGCAAAACAGTTAATGATGAAGTATATTACATAAAATATGAATGTTGTCACGAGTGTTACATTAAATTTGTTGAGCACCGGGAAGAGAGATGGTTAAAAGGATGGAGACCAGAAAATGTCACAAAAAGTACTTGATATTGTAAGAGGAATCGCCCAAGCAGCTGCCGATATTGGCTATGACGGGGCAATTAATGAAAATGGAGAGCCAGTCAAAATTGGCTTGAAGAGAGAAGAAGGGCATCCTATTTATGGCTCTAGAGTAATGGACGGTTTTAATGTGGGTATAATGGGTGAGACTTTGGTACTATCTTATCATGCTGACGTAAAACTAAAAGAGATCTATAGCCAAGATTTCGAAGCCGAAACTGGTCGTATGATGGCAAAAATTATTTCTGAACTCAAAAAGCGATACAAATCCAACGAGGGGAAAGCCCTTACCTTAACAAAGAAGAGTGACCCCGTTGTCAGAATTGAATCATCTAGTCGCGTACGTTGTTGGGCTACTGCAAAATGTAGCTACAAGATTGGTAATATGGGTGACACCCAGGACGTCCTGACTGACGACGGCCCTCCCGCATTAGAAAAGAATTTTCAGAAATTTCTAAAACAGGGTGGCAACAAATATAAGACTTGAAAATGTCTTTTTCTTTAACGAAAGAACAGGTCGTAAAAGAGATTATTAAATGCGGGAAGGAACCGGTTTATTTTATTAATAATTATGCAAAAATTTCCCACCCGATAAAAGGTTTGATACCTTTCAAGACTTACGATTTTCAAACAGATCTAGTTAACGACTATAACGATCATCGTTTTACTGTTATTTTAAAGGCACGCCAGCTTGGTATTTCAACGATTACCGCAGCATATGTTGCATGGATGATGTTGTTTCATCGCGATAAAAATGTGCTTGTTATAGCCACTAAATTTGGTACTGCAGCCAATCTAGTTAAAAAAGTTAAAGCTATTCACCGAAATCTCCCAACTTGGATCAAAATAGCGGATATATCTATAGATAATAGAACCTCTTTCGAACTTTCAAACGGGTCTCAAATAAAAGCTTCTTCGACCAGCGCTGACGCCGGCCGCTCTGAAGCTTTGTCTCTATTAGTAATTGACGAAGCCGCTCATGTCGAAGGATTAGACGAACTTTGGACAGGCCTATACCCAACGCTTTCAACAGGCGGCCGATGCATAGCTTTGTCAACCCCCAACGGGGTTGGTAACTGGTTTCATCAGACTTGTGTTGACTCTGAAATGGAAAAAAACGATTTTTATTTAGTTTCTTTACCATGGGGAGTTCACCCTGATAGAGACCAAGAATGGTTTGATAAGGAGACAAAGAACATGTCTCGTAGACAAATTGCTCAGGAGTTAGAGTGCAACTTCAACATGTCTGGCGAAACAGTGTTTCATCCGGAGGACATGGAGAAGATTGCCATCGCTCTAGAGGAGCCGAAATATAAAACAGGATTTGATAGAAATTTGTGGATATGGGAAGAATACAATATTGAACATTCTTATATGATGGCCGCTGACGTCGCCCGCGGAGACGGCCAAGACTATTCAACGTTTCATATATTTGATTTAGAAGCCAATACTATTGTCGCTGAATACATGGGCAAAGCTGCGCCCGATCTTTTTGCTGATTTGTTGTTCCAGACCGGTAAAGAGTACGGCAATTGCATGGTTGTGGTTGAGAACAATTCTATTGGCTGGACAACACTGAACAAGTTAGAAGAAATGGGCTATCCTAATATATATTATTCTAGAAAATCGACTCATGAGCATGTTGAACCTCATTTAGCAGAAGGGCCCGGCGTAACGCCTGGTTTTTCTACAACTTCTAAAACAAGACCATTAGTTGTAGCTAAATTAGAAGAGTTTGTTAGAAATAAACTAATTAAAATTAAATCAAAAAGACTTTATAATGAAATGAAAACATTTATTTGGCACAATGGAAGACCTCAGGCTATGAAAAAGCATCATGATGATTTAATAATGGCATGCGCGATCGGCTGTTGGGTCAAAGACACGGCTTTAGCCACAAACCATAGAGCAGTTGAGTACAGCAAGGCATTTTTAAGTTCTATGACCTCTGATGGTAGAAAAATGAATACTGCTATTCCGGGCATGGATGGCTATAGAAAGAATAAAAATATAGAGAAACAAAGACAAAATTATGAAGACCACTTATGGCTTCTGAAAGGATGAGATAACCAATGGCCAGACCAATAAACAAAAGAAATAGCCACAACCCTGCGAATCCGCTTTTTAAACAATTAACAAAATTATTGTCTGGGCCTATTGTTAATTATCGCCGGCAAGACACACGACGACTTAAAAGACGTAAGCTAGACAAATATCGTTCTAGAATAAGATCTGCTAGTGGGCAAGAATTCAAGACTTCTGTATATAGTGACGTGTATAACGCTCTTAATTATGATTATTACTCTAACCAGAATAGATTAGACAGATATGTTGATTTTGATCAGATGGAGTATACACCTGAGATTGCCTCTTCTTTAGACATATATGCCGATGAAATGACAACCTATTCAGTATATCGCCCCATGGTTAATATTCTGTGTAAGAACCAAGAGATTAAAACTGCAGTCGAAACACTGCTTTATAGTGTTATTAATGTTGAATTTAATTTATATGGTTGGTGCCGCTCTATGTGTAAATATGGAGATTTCTTTGTATATTTAGACATTGAAGAAGACGAAGGAATAAAGAACGTAATTGGCTTACCTTCAAACGAGATTGAAAGGCTGGAGGGGGAAGATAAAAACAACCCAAACTATATTCAGTACCAATGGAACACCGCCGGCTTAACTTTAGAAAATTGGCAAATCGGGCATTTTCGAATTTTGGGAAATGATAAATTTGCCCCGTACGGCACTTCTGTACTTGAGCCAGCCAGAAGAATTTGGCGCCAGCTGACGTTGTTGGAAGACGCGATGATGGCGTATAGAATAGTTCGTTCTCCAGACCGCCGGGCTTTTTATGTTGATGTGGGGAACATCCCTCCGGAGGATGTCGAGCAATACATGCAGCGCGTTATGACTCAAATGAAAAGAAATCAAGTAGTTGACGTTAATACTGGCCGCGTGGACTTAAGATATAACCCACTTAGTATCGAAGAGGATTATTATATTCCAGTTCGAGGTGGTACCTCTGGTACAAAAATAGAATCTGTAGGAGGCGGTAAATATACTGGTGATATTGATGATGTAAAATATTTGCGTGATAAATTATTTAGCGCCCTCAAAGTGCCGCCGGCTTATTTAACGCAGCCTGAAGGGTCTGTGGAAGATAAAGCTGCTCTTGCCCAGAAAGACATAAGATTTGCGCGCACTATCCAAAGATTGCAGCGTTCGGTTATCTCTGAATTAGAAAAAATTGTAACAGTTCATTTGTTTACTCTAGGATATCGTGGCAAAGATCTTTTGTCATTTAAGTTGTCTTTGAACAACCCCTCCAAGTTAGCTGAATTACAAGAGCTAGAACACTGGAAGGCTAGATTTGAAGCCGCCGACGGCGCCTCGCAGGGATACTTTAGTAGAAGATGGGTTGCTAGTAATATTCTTAATCTTAGTGAAGAAGAGTTCAAACGCGTCCAGGTTGAAATGTATTATGACAAGAAACATGACATTTCATTAGAGCAAGTAGGAGAGGCCATGGCCGCTGAGGCGACTGCCGAAGCCGGCGGAGGTGGTGACATGGGCGGTGACATGGGCGGTGACATGGGCGGTGACATGGGCGGTGACATGGGCGGCGGAGAAGAGATGGGCGGTGACATGGGCGGCGGAGAAGAGATGGGCGGCGGAGAAGAAGCCGGCCCACTACTAGCTGCGCCTGGAGAAGAAATGCCTGCTCACCGCGACGACGCATCAGCAGATTTTAAAACGTTTAAAAAAGATAAATTTGGTAATGTTTCCTCTACGACACCGCACTCAAAAAACAAATGGTATGCGCGTAAGCCTGGACGAGATGGTAGGACAGGGTTTAGACAGGCCCAGAATGCTTCTGCTGGAGGCCAGAGTGTTGGGAAACTTAAGAGCCGTCGTACGTTCTTGCCCGGCGCCGAAGACTTACTAGGAATTAATTATAGTCTTTCTGAGGACACAAAATCTAATTATTATGAAGAAGAAGAAAGACAAATATTAAAAAATACTAAAGATATTGATAGGCTAATTGAATCTCTGGAGAAGAACACAGATGAGACTAAATCATAATAAAAAAAGAAATACAGCGTTTCTCTATGAAGTACTTATAAAAGAAATATCTGTTGCTAGCATAAACAACGATGCCAAAAGAAAGAAAAAGGCCTTGCAGGTAGTAAAAGAATATTTCGGGAAGGGGAAGGTCTTAAGCCAAGAGTTAGATATATATAGGTCCTTTAGTGAGTTAACCGGCCTTGAAGAATTCACAATTAACAAAATTTTATTTGAAGCTAAAAGACGATTTATGCAGCTTGACAGACGTAGAGTTCATTCAGACCAATCAAAATTAATAAACGAAATTAATAAAAGCTTTGGCAAGGATTCATGGGATATCTTTGTTTCTAACTTTAAAGAAATAGCTACGATTAATCAAATTTTAAATCAAAAACTAAGCCCAAAGGACCAAGTCCTGTTGGAAGAGAGGTTGTATACTGGCCTAAAAAAACCAAAAGATGAAGAGCAGACTGTGAAGAAGATTGATAGCTTAGCAGTTAGAAAATTTGTTGATAGATTCAATAGCGAATACGTAGAAAAACTAAATGAAAATCAGAAAAATTTATTAAATAAATATATCTCTTCATATCGCGACGATGGCTTGGAATTAAAATTATATTTATATGAAGAAGTCGACCGCCTCCAGGGCTTGCTAACAAGCAAAGCTACCAAGTCGGAGGGCAGCGTTTCTGAAAAACTTAATAAAGTAGTTGAAAAAATAAAAAGCTACAATAGCCGCGGCTTAGACAAAAAAATGTTAGTGGAAATATTGAAAATACAGTCCCTGGTGAGTGAATTAGAAAACAATGACAATTAAAATTAAAATATTAGATTCTCCTCCGGAGGAGGCAAAAGAGCCTTCCATGATCATCAAGGTCAAGGTCAAGGATAAGGAAGTAAAAAAAATATTTCTCAAAGCCAAGAAGACTATTGATGGGAATATTATAGTTTATGGCCATCCGGATATAAATATTTTTGTTATGCCGAAGACCAGTAAGGTTGTATCAATCCCCAAGGAAGACCTGGACGATGAGGTGCACAGTACACAAGAGAGGTTGTTTAATTTCTTAATTAATGATGGTGTCATTGATCATGATAGTGTGCAGACAGGAAATCTATTTATGTCCATGGAGGGCAAGATACCCAAACCTTCCGGAAAGGGCGATAAAGTTGAGTTTGTGCTCTATTCTGTATCTAAGTTTGTTGAAAAGGAAATGCCATTTTATAAAGACCAGGAAGAATTTGAGAAGGAAGAAGGTGAACGATTGTTGGAGCCTGAGCCTGACGAGTTCACTGAGTTCGACCCAAAAAGGCATGCGGACAATAAGGGTTCCTTACCACCCAACATGATTAGCTATGGAATTAGCACAATTTACAGATTATAGGTGTAGTGTGGGTTTAATATATTTTATACTTTGTGCTTATGGGCTGACATATGTTCTGGTATACGGATCAATTTTTAATTTCGTTAGGCCGACCAAGGGGAAGTTAGGAGAGTTATTTCACTGTCCCTTATGCGTTGGATTTTGGGTGGGTGTTTTTTTGTGGAGTATCAACTGTTTCACAGAACTATTTACTTACGATTACAATTTAATAAATGGTTTACTTTTGGGATGGTTATCAGCCGGGACAAGTTATTTCTTAAGTATGATTTTGAATGATTTCGGCTTAAAATTTAGGAATACACAAGGGGGTGAGTAACAATGAAACGGCGTAACAGACCAGAAGTAAGACGTTGTTGTAACGGCAGCGAAACCACGCGGGGGAGAGCCTCGCAAAATACATTTTTAAAAGGAGAAATTAAAATGTCAAACAAGAAAGTTGTTAAAGAAGAACAGACGAAGAAGAACACCGGCCATGGCCCCGGTGGCGGTACTTGGGGCGTTAAGGGTGTTGGAAAAGTAGCTAACAAATATCCTCCGAAGTGGGGGCAAAAAGGTATGAAGTCAAACTCCAATAGTGGTGGAAGCGAGTAAATAATGTCCAAAGAACTTCTTCAGGAGTATTTCGAGTTATGTCCTGAAGGTAGGTGCCCCTTGCACGTTTTATCTGAATCAGAAAAGAAAAGCGTTATGGAAGGGGCAGTTTACCTTGTTGGCATATGCCAGAAAGCCGGAACTAAAAACGGTAATGGCCGAGTATATAAAAGGGAAACACTACAAAGAGAAGTAGAAAATTATCAAAAAGCCATTAAAGAGCGTAGATCTTTGGGGGAGTTGGATCATCCAGATGATTCAGTCATCAACCTTAAAAACGCCGCCCATCTAGTAACTAAAATGTGGTGGGAAGGAGACAGTGTAATGGGGAAGATAGAGGTTTTAGATACACCTTCAGGCCAAATTCTTAAAGAATTGGTCAAGGCCGGCTGTAAATTAGGAATTTCTTCACGAGGCCTAGGCTCTGTCAGGGAAGAACGAGGAGTTACCATGGTTGAAGATGATTTTCAGCTGATCTGTTTTGACATGGTTTCCGAACCTTCAACCCCGGGCGCATATTTGCATCGTAGCCAGACACCAAGTAGCTATAAGATGGATACTTCAATAGGTGCTTATTTGAACGAATCAAAAAATAATAAAATTGATCAGTTATTAGAATCAATATTGAGAGATTAAATGAAACCAGCAGAATTTAAAAAAATACTTAAGCCACTAATCATGCAGACAGTTAGGGAGGTGCTACTACAAGAAGGAGTACTATCTAGCATTGTTGCTGAGGTCGCTAAAGGTCTCGGTGGCAACACCATTACCGAGCAAAAACACAGAGACGAAGAACTACGTCATAAAGAAAAGCTACTCGAAAAAAACAGGCAAGAAAGAATAAGAAGATTAAACGAATCTAACAAATTTGGCGGAGTTTTTACCGGCACAAAAGAGATGGCAGAAACCAACTCTTCAGGGCCTCTCTCTGGTCTTTCTCCTGGTGATTCAGGGGTAGATATTAGTGATATAGAAAAGATAGCTAATGGTAAATGGAAAACTTTAATAGGGTAAATCATGAAAAGAGCTGTAAATGTAGAAGTGACATTGAAAGAGACAAAAGGCGACGTCACGCGCTTAATAAGAAAATTCATGAAAAAGGTTAAAAAAGAAAGAATAATTGAAAGCTATTTAGATAGAAGGTTTTACGAAAAACCATCAGCTAGAAGAAGAAAAGAAAAACTTAAAAAGCTACGTAATGCTCAAAAAGCAGAACGAGAAAGAAACAGAAAACTAGATATAAGGTAGGAGAGAAAAAATGGCAGTAGATGCAAAAACAGGACAAGCAATATTTCCAGGTGCCACTTCAGTTGGTTTAAGGAATGTGGGATCATATCAGGTTTCTGGGCACCCTTTTATTACTGGCTCCACTCTTGCAACCGATGAAGAGAAGCATGTGACTTTTCCTTACGTGACAAAAAATATTACCGTCATAGCTTCAGGCAGCGGTGCTAACATTAGATTGCATTTTCATCCTATCTCATCCTGCCCACAAGTAGTAACTGGTAAGCACTATATTACTTTAGATACCGATGAGGATGCTTTGACGCTGGATGTTAAGTGTAAGGAATTGTGGGTTTCCGCAACTGCCGGCGGCGCCGATCGCGGCTTTGAATTAATGGCTTCGCTAACTAACATCCCCACTCAGAGCATGTATACAGTTTCAGGCTCTGGCGTGACTGATGGTCCAGGAGATTAATTATGGGTTTTGGCTCAGGCGCCGGCTTTGCTTCATCCAGGCAAGAAGACGAAGAAACACTCTCCATACGTTCTGACAGTGGCGCGACGGTAGCGGTTCTTCCTTCTGATTACTGTATTATTATTACCGCAGCTAACACTCAAGCTGTTACTGTAAACTTGGAAGCCGCGGCAACCGCTGGAAAAGGTAGAATATTACAAATAAAGAGCAGTACAAATAGAAGTGGAGAAGCAGATATAACCATAAATCCTGATGGATCAGAGACAATTGATGGCTCCTCTTCTGCAACTGGCTTCGACGGCGTTCTTGTAGGGCTGACTATAATATGTGACGGCACAACTTGGTGGAAGATTTAATCAGGGGAGAGAGGAAATAATATATGTCTTATAATCAACCGTATAGCGGATCGATGAATTCTCCAACTATGTCGGGCAGCATGCAGATGACTGGTAATATGAATATGACTGGCGATTACCAAATGACGGGTAATATGTGTCACAAAGGTAACTATACTAATAGTGGAAGCTTACTTGTGACTGGATCGGTTCAGTTATTGCCGGGTCAAAGTGGCCCTCCTTCAGTCCCTGGCGCCAGCCTAGGCGGCATAATTTACGTAAAGTCAGATGATAAGCTATATTATGTGTCTAACGCCATTAGTGAAGTAGAATTGTCAACTCATTCTGGCGGCGGTGGCGGTTCGTCACGTTCTGTTGCCGGAGACACAGAGAATGGCGTCATTACATGGAAGACAAGCGACAATACATTTGTAAATGAATCTACTTTAACTTACGATGGGACCACTCTTTCGGGCTCCGGAAACGTTGCAGCTGTAGGTACGATCAAATCAACTGGAAATATTGCAACAAGTGGCTCACTAACTGCAGCAACAATCGGCGCATTCACCGCAGCTGGCGCAATTAATTTTGACAACCAAGACATGACTAATGTTGATATAGACAGTGGCGCAATAGATGGAACTACTATCGGAGCTTCTTCGCCTTCAACTGGTGAATTTACAAATATATCAGGATCTGGTACATTACAGGTCTATGGTACAGTAAAATCAACCGGTGCAATCTCTACTAGTGGCTCAGTGACAGCTGCTGGTTTTGTATCGACAGCCAATGTCGACATCGGCGCATACGAAATGAGAGCGCAAACATTTGAATCAGATGTCTCGACTGGGACAGCCCCTATTGTTGTTGCCTCGACTACAGAATGTACTAATCTCAATGCCGCCAAACTCAGCGGCGCTGATTGGGGCGCCCCTCCTGCTATCGGGAGCACAACCCCCGGAGCCGGAAGTTTTACGAATGTGTCCGGATCTGGTACCTTACAGGTTGTTGGCGCGCTCACAGCTGGCACAATTGCAACTAGCGGCTCACTGACCGTCGGCGTCCTGGGTAGTGCATCAGATATATCAGGCTCTGGAGATTTTCATGTAGTTGGTACGGTAACATCTACTGGTAATATCGGAACAAGTGGTTCAGTTAATGCCGGAGCTGTTAACGCTAATGCAGCGTCCTCTCTTGACGCTGCTGTCGTTATTAATGAAAGTGCTGGAAATAATGATTTTAGAGTAGAAGCACAAGTAGTAGGCAGTGCCGTTAGCCACACACACATGCTCCATGTTGATGCTAGTCAGGCAGCCGTCGGCGTCAACAGTCAATATCCCAGATCCGCTTTTGACGTTATTGACGTTATATCTTATTCTGGCTGGGGCAGTTACTGGACGTCCAGCTTAGATCAAATAGGTGCATGCGGAGGCCGCCGAATGGTATACTCGCCTGGCGGCAACACCACAGTGACCACCGGATCTTTGTACTTCTTGCACTCTGGAAGTGTATGGTACAAAGCTGATGCTGATGTTGCTGAGAGCGGCTCTAGCCATTTGCTAGGCATCCCAGGGTACAGTGGATTAGCTGCTGATGGGGTAAATGCTCAGTCTAGCTCCATGTTCATACCTTTCTTACTAGAAGGCTATGCTAGGGTACCTAATGCTGTCGTGCTCAACAAGCCAGCAAATATTGCGGGTCAGCCCCTGTACGTATCAACAACCGCCGGTAGTTTTGATTTTACAGCACCCTCTGGTACAGGTGATTGTGTCAGGGTTATTGGATATGCTATATCAAAAGATGCTACGACTAGTGATGTTCTAGTATATTTTAAGCCAGACCCAACGTGGGTTGAAATAACGTAGGAGGGCGCAATGTGGCTACATACTACGTTAACAAGTCAGGCAACGATTCGAACGATGGTCTATCAGAAGAAAATGCAAAACTTACAATCGGTGATGCCATCACTGATGCAACCGCTAACGGGACTGGCGCCCCACATACAATCAATATTGGGGATGGCACATACTCCGAAACAGTCAGTGCGACTGGCACTTCAAACCTGGCCGACGCGACTATTCAAGGCGCCTCGGGCGACTATAGCGATGTAACTATCCAAGGGAGCGCAACATATCAGGTGTCCCTCGGCGGCGGTGTAAAGTTTAAAAATATAACTGTTGTAAACGACGCGGCCGCGGCTGGCTCAGCGAAATATGCTATTTATAGTTCCACCGGCGCTAGCACAGTTACAAATTGCCACCTTAAATCAAATAACCGTGGATATTATTCAGTGGCTGCCGGCTCTGTCATAGAAAGGTGTATTATAGAAAGCACTCACAAAGCCACAACTAAGGCGACTTGGGGAGTTTGGTGGTCTGCGGCGAATGCGAGCAAGATATTTTCATGTTTAATTCTGGATTGGAACCATGCCATAGTGTATTGTTATGGCGGCGGCGATGTAGTTAATTGCACAGCACAAACGACACATGATAAAAACACCTCGCTGCGCGGTTTATATGCCGCTAACGTCTACAACTCTTTGTGTCACAATGACGGCGCAGCTGTGAGATGGGGTGGTATTACTGGTACCACAGATGGTGAAAATAATGTTTCCTGGGGCTGGGGATCTAACGATTTCAGAAGCAACACCAGCGGAGCCGACAATTCAGATTCAGGAGACGTCAGTTCTGATGGCGAGCAGTTTGTCGACGAAGACAACGATGATTTCAGACTCCGTCCCGGTACGATTTCCACTACTCGGGGGTCTTATTCTTATCAAACTAACAATAGTGTGGCGCTGCTTGATTTAGTAGGACGTCCTTATGATACCAGCACTCCTTCCGCCGGCTGCTATCAATATGCATGGGGCGCCTCCGGCGGAAAAAAACTTGCAGCCACCGACAGAGACGTGATTGGAAAAATTTGTGGTGTCAGCTCTACTAAGGTTGCAAAGACAATGGGGCAAGGCTAACAACTTTGAAATATATATATAATAAATGCATTTTGAGTCTGTAGGTCTAATTATATAGAGTAGGAGTACAACGCATGGCAGCAGCATCAGGAAGTATATCGTTTTTAGGAGCTAATAGGTTCCAAGGTTGGTGGAATGCCGATACAAATGAGGCCACAGGATCACGTTTAACAGGCGCCCCAGGCGATGAACAAACGGCTATTACTACTCTTTTTGATACAACGACCGGTTATGGAGGCTATAATCGATCAACAAACATAACAGCTGCTATCGGAGATTATTGGCAAGTAACTGGATCTGGCACCACAACTGTTGATGGCCATACAAATTGGGATTTAAATGACTGGATTATATATTCTGGCAGTTATGGCGGAGGATCCAAAACGTGGACCAAATTAGCTGTTGAAGACACTATAGCCTCGATTGTTATAGGTGATCTATCGGCTATAGAGCTATGGCACTTGACCGGTTCGGCAGATAAACACGTCCTTTTTATCACTGGCGCCGTTGATGGTAGTGTTATGCAGAGTGGTTCAGACGGCTTTGAATATGATTATTCTACTGGAGTATTAACTCTTACCGGTTCATCGGCTGGCCCTCTCTTAGAAATAAAAAACACAACTGACGGCGGTGATTATATAAGACTCGGCTACGCGAGCAACTATAGTATGATATTAGGATCCAACGCCGGCGGCGACGGCGTGCTTAAGTTTTATAAAGACGACGGCAGCAACGCTCTTACTTTGGAGGGTGAGAACAGTGCGATCTATCTAGGAGCCGGTACTGCAGAAGGTGTCCTCTCAGCTTGTACTATAAAGAGCGGTAGCGATGGCCTGGTCCTAAAAACTAACCAGAGAGACATCACACTATCAGCCTCTGCAGCTGTTAACATACCAGATGATGTTAAACTAACATTTGGCAAAGCGGATGATGCAACTATTGAGTACGATGAGGATGGTACCGATGAGCTTCGCTTTGCTGGTGCAGCTGCCACCTTTGAACAAGACGTTACATTTGACAATGATGTTACCTTGGGAGTTGCTGCTACAGACGTAACTACGGTAACTGGCCGCCTGACAGCTTCTGTGGGCGCCCTAATAAAAGATGATCAATGTCTTTATTTTGGAGATTCTGAAGAGGCTTCTATAATATACCAAGAAGCCAGCAACGATTATTTGGCTATTACCAATACCAAGGCTGGCAAGGGTGTTGTTATATCAGGTTCAAACATTCAGCTAGCTTCGCAAGATTATCCTCAGGGCTGCGGCTTAAAAATGGACTCTGCAGGCCGCATTGGCATAGGCGTTTCTGGCAGCATAAAAGATATGCTCCACATAGAGGACTCTATAAGCGGCACCGGCGGAACTATTGAGCTAGACCGACGCGACACCGCTATTGAAGAAGGTGACCCCTTGGGTAATATATACTTTGGTGCAACGGAGAATGGCAGTGACTACGACTGGCCTGTACATATAAGAGCTACTGCACTTAAGGATTTTGTAATTGACTCAGATTCCCCTGCAGCTTTAGAATTTCGGCTAACTCCGGACGGTGCTGCTACCAAAACCCTGGTCGCGCATCTTCATCACGGTGGACTTCTACTTGGATCTGGCAACTTGCCTTCAAGTAATTTTGTCTCTCCTCAGGCACCTCGGGGACGATTAGACGTTTCTGGTTCGGCTTTCTTGGGTACTAGCTCTACTGACGTGCATCAAATTACAGGCACTTTCAATCTCAACAACTCTCTTACCATAAGTGGCAGCGACGCTAGGATGCGTTTAAACTACCTAGACAACACAACATGGCCTAATCTCGGCCTAGGCTCTGCAAGTGACGAAGAGTACGCCAACTTTGGCTTAACTTTGAAAAATGACTCAACACAGCTCGGCGCCTTCACTGGCATCGCGATGACTGTTAACCCCAATCGTAATGAGGACGCCATCGGCGCTGCTATTGTTGCTCGTTCGGATTCAGCTAGTGATTCTATATTTGATACAGACCTTGCTTTTGCAACCAATACAGGGGCTGACGATGCGTTAACTGAACGAATGAGAATTACTCACAATGGCGCAGTAGGTATTGGACTTGAGAATCCGCAAGACACCTTGCATTTAGAGAATCTTTCTGGCCCGGCCTTGGTGCTCTCTAAACACGACGCTGCGCTTGACGCTAGCGATGTGCTGGGTGGGGTGGAATTTCAAGGCACAGAAGATGGAGGCACCTATAGCATCGGCGCTCGCATGCGAGGTATACCCGACAGCGCATGGACTGTTGGATCTGATGTGCCTACAAATATTGAATTTGATACATGCTCGGATGGCTCTGACACCCTTGTAACACGAATGGTTATTGGCGCCAACGGTGCTATATCAGGCTCTGGCAACCTTGAGATAGTTGGCACAATGAAGTCAACTGGCAACATCGCAACTAGCGGATCCCTAACTGCAGCTGGTTTGTACAGCACTTCTGTCTCAGGCTCTGGCAACCTTGAGATAGTTGGCACAATGAAGTCAACTGGCAACATTGCAACTAGCGGATCCTTAACTGCAGTTGACTTGTACAGCACTTCTGTCTCAGGCTCTGGCAACCTTGAAATTGTTGGCACAATGAAGTCAACTGGCAACATTGCAACTAGCGGATCCTTAACTGCAGTTGGCTTGTACAGCACTTCTGTCTCAGGCTCTGGCAACCTTGAAATTGTTGGCACAATGAAGTCAACTGGTGATATTGCAACGACTGGCTCTGTATCTGGATCGAGTACTTTTCTATGCGGTAGCACTCTTGCCGTACATGGCGCCGCAACAATTCGCGGAGACTTGACTACAAAAGGATCAGTTACATTAGGTGACGGGGCATCTGATGACATTACCATCACTGGTAAGATCAACGCTAATATCCTCCCTAATAGCACTCACAACCTAGGAAGCGCTTCAGATAAATTTGGAAGTCTTTTCTTGGAGAACATTTCAGGCTCTAGTGACCTCCAGGTTGTTGGCACGATGAAGTCAACTGGAGATATCGCCACTTCAGGCTCATTTACATCTCCGAATACTCTAAAGCTTAATTCGACAGCCGGCGATATTTCTTTTGAGGACGGCGGCACCGCTCAATTAGCTATCGACATGGATTCAACACCCGGAGATGTTATCATTCAACTTAAAGTAGATGATGATGATCTGGTATTTAAAAACTATGATGGTGTGGAGTGTGCAGTTGTAAGAAACTCACAAGGCGCCGGCGCCTTTGCTTATAAGAAATATGTAGCCCTCCTCTCGTCGGCCTTATCTCTATCCGGATCCAATGCCGCAGACGGCGGAAACGGCTTCAACGGATATACTCTACCATATATGGGGGCTACCCTGGCTGCAACGGCACCAGATGGTGGGTCTTATACTGTAACCCTACCTCATTCTGGCGGTTCCGCCTCGACCGCCGGATTGATGCTTGGATATAATCTTAGGGTTGTGCTCGCCGGATTCGCGAACGCCGGCGACAAAGGAGACATTACTATTGTTCGAGGTGATGCGAACGGATCTACCCCGGGCAGTGATTGTGATGCTATAATAGGAAGCATTGCCTCAGCTGCAGCTGACGACTCTGCTGCAGCCGGCATAACCATCAGTAGCCACACGATAACTATCAATGGCGCGTCCGTGACGCAGGGTGATTATATTGACTTGGTGTGCCTCTATTCTGAGGCCAATTATAGTTTGTGGCACGTGACCGGGCTATGTGCTACTTAACAGATCTCAAAAAAAGTCATTTAAAAACTCAACCTACTATTTATTATGACAAACTGTTTCCTGAGGAGTATTTAAATGTCTGACATGTTGGAAAAGGCTATCATTGACGCAGCCGCTTTAAAAGAAGCCGCCGTCAGAAACGCTGAAAATGTAATATTAGAAAAGTATTCTAACCAAATCAAAGAGGCTGTTGGCTCCTTGCTAGAACAGGAAGATCCAATGGCCGCAGAGGATCCTGCTGCAGCCCCCCCTGCAGGTGGAGCCCCCATGGAAGAGGGGGAGGGAGAAGAGGAGTCTCCAGTGATGGAACATATTCCGCTAGCTGTCACATCGGAAGACTTAGACGAAGAGATCGAAATACCTTTAGAAAATTTAATGAATGAAATTAAAAAGCTTAGTGAAATAGAACGCTTGAACGGCGCGTATATCGATGATCCAGAAATACAAGAAAACGCTCTTTTGGAAGTCATGCAGAGCGATTTAGAAGAAATTTTATTGCAGGGGGAACAAGAAGATCATGTCGAAGGCGCCATGTACGAACAAGAGGGTGATTCTGAAGCCTTGTACGAGGATGACGAGGTGATTCTTGACGAGGAGGATCTAGGCGAAGCTTTGGAAGAAGCAGTTGCCGCGGCCCTGTCTGAAGAATTAATTGTTGATATACATCCAAGAAAATCTGGCTGGGCGGGAACTCCAGAATCAAGCATTAGGCTGGCAGAAGAAGAGTTATTGGCTTTAGAGATGGATTCCGAACGTAGAGAACACAATACAGCCATTCGTAAAGCTGTGGACAAAGTCACAAAAGTAAATGAAAGTCTAACAAAACAAAATACACAGTTCAGAGCGGCGCTTGGTGATTCCAAGAAACAAGTAACGAAGTTTCAGCGCGTCGTCCTGATATTAAAAGAAAAACTTGATGAAGTTAATTTGAGAAATGCTAAACTACTTTATCAAAACAAGGCACTAGACAGCGCCTCCCTTAATGAGCGACAAAAGCGTAAGCTTGTCGAAGCTGTTTCTAGCGCTGAGTCCGTTGAAGAAGCAAAAGTAATATTTGAGACCCTTGAAAGCACAGTGGGCAGCACCTCTCGTAAAAAGCAGCCGAAATCACTTCGCGAAGCAGTCGAAAAATCCTCTTCAATGATATTGTCTGGTGGGAGAAGAGAGCCCAAGAGACAAACAAAGAAGAACCCAACGTATGATCGTTGGAAATCGCTAGCAGGGTTAGCCCCCACTCGCGATTAACAGATAAATATTACACAAAAAAGGAGATTAAAAAAATGTCTGTATTAAAAAAGCTAACTGAAGGTATCGCGTCGCGTAGCCTTCAGAGAGAAGGTGCTGCACTACTAGAAAAGTGGGAGCGCACTGGACTTCTTGAGGGAATCGAAAATGATTCCAAAAGACAGGGCATGGCCCGTATGTTAGAGAACCAGGCCGCGCAGCTTCTAAAAGAAGCTTCGTCTATGGCAGCTGGTGATGTTGAGGGTTTCGCTTCCGTGGCGTTCCCCATTGTCCGTCGTGTATTCGGTGGACTACTTGCGAATGACCTCGTGTCGGTTCAGCCTATGAGCTTGCCGTCTGGTCTTATTTTCTTCCTGGACTTCACGTACAGTGATGAGACTACGGCTCGCCTAGGCCTTGACCAAGGCGATTCACTATACGGTGGTGGGGTTGTTGCTAGCCAGGTCACTGGTGGCGTCACCGATATTACTGAGACCGGTGGTGGCTTCTATAACATGGCTAATGCCTACTCTTCACCGACTGGTTCTGTTGAACTAGCCGATGCGGTCACCACCGCGAACCCGGCGAGCATGAACGGCGGCGAGATCAACGATGGCACCATGGCGACCAATGGCCCTGCTTTGGTTTCAACGGGCGTCGAGATTGAGAGTCTTACTGAGGCTC